CGTCTGCTGTTGTAACATCAATATGAAGAGCCTTTCTATGTTCTGATAAGTCTGTAATATCTGCGTTTGCAAGTGTAAATCTACCGGCACCGGCATCAATACTATGTCTCATTCTATCGTGTAGAACATAACCCTCATCACCATCACCTAATCCTGTAAGTGTTTGATTAATACCATGTTCCACAGAATCCATATCACCATTTATAACGATTGCATTACAATTAGGTTTGTTAAGACCTTGTCTTGCTAATGTTCCTACTAAATTTGATAAATTTCTAGCTACTGTCATTGTTATAAATCCGATGAAAAGTGTACATACGCACTTGCATTATTTGTTCTAAAAAATCCACCATATCCTTGCGTTACAGATAATCCTGAACAAAATAAATTTTGTAATCTGGGACCATGTTGAGAGCCTGCACCGTTAATTGAGTTAGATGTTCTATCTCCATTATCACATCTAAATGAAAAATGGTCTGTACCATCTGAAACAAAAACAGTTGGTGAATTTCTCATTCTACAAGGACCTTGTGTAAATCCATTTGCTAAACTACCACTTTGCATTCCACCCATTTCAAAAAAATGATTATTACCATCTGCTTTTTGAATATAATATCTTTGACATCTTAAAAGGTCTAATGCAAAAGGCAGGTGTCTAAATGGTGGAATTGTTGTTGCTGTGTATTCACCTATTTCTAGTTGCCATCCTGTTGTTAAAAATTCGTTATCTGTATTATCTGCAATATTAACATTTTGCCCCACAGCTCTATTGGCATTTGTTTGGTCTGCCCATGCTGTAGCAAGTGTGCCTGATGTATAATCAGTTCCAGCAGCCAACCAAATTTTACAATCCATAGACAATGCTTGGTCATCAGTAAACTTATCACCTGTTGATGTATCAGCAGGAAAAACTAATACTTTCTTTTCCCATGTATTAGCAGATGATACTGCAAATACTTGACTTACTGTTCTAGTGTTATCATGGTCTTTTATTTCAGCAACATAATTTCCTGTCTTATTTGTTTTTACCCAAAACGCCCAAGTTACTTTTTTGGCGTCTGAAAATCCTTTTCTCATAGCCTTTAAATTTTGACCTTCAAATCTATGAGCAATTTGCACTTGACCATCAGCAGTCAATGAAGCGTCTGCTGTTGTACAGTCTATTTTTAAACATCTTTTAAAACCAGAACCTGTAGGACCATCTGCATGTTGTGAATATGTAAATGTTCCCTCATTAACTACAAATAACATTCTATCAATTACATAATGCTGACTAGAACTTAAACTAGGAGCAGATGTTGACCTTTGGCACACCATCATTGCACCATTATGAATTAATGGCATTGCCGTATCTGGTTCAAGTGCCTGTGAAGTAGGTGCTAATGTTAATAAGTCTGCTGTGTCTCTTGCTCTTGTCATAGTACTATTTATTCATCCGTATCTGTATCTGGGTTATATTTCTTAGAATCTTCAAAGAAATCTATGTTTGTTGTAAACCCAAAATCATCATCAGCGTCTGCACTTGTAGGATTAGGGGTTGTAGTAACTCTTTCTGTTCTTGCCTTATTTGTAGTATCTGTATCATCATACAAGTCAATCTTAACTTCTTTAATAGTTTTACTTGTGTTATCAGGACCAAATAGATAAGTCTTAGCAGTAAAATTCAATGTGTAAATTACAGCTCTTCTTGCTGTATAACTACCATCATAGGTATCTGAATATTGTACACTATTTAAAACAATAGGTACATCTCTTTTTATATTTAATTCTGGTACTGCATTTATTGTAACAGTATAATCTGGTTGAAAGAATGGTAGTATTTGTTCTACTATTTGTAGACCTGCTTCTGCACTCGCTGTAAATGAATATAAAGAAAAACTTAAATTATACGGCACAGGTGTATAATTAAAATTCATCACTTTACCATCTACTTCAGATTTAACAGTTTTATATTTTTGTACTCTTGTAAGTTTTCTTTCACCATCATATGATAGACCTGTTATCTCAAAAGATAACTTAGGTAAAGTAACTGCAAATTGTCTATCAGATAAATTTGGTTGTTGTTCTAATCTTGTTAGAAACTTTTCTTTAGGTGCATATGCCAACGGCACACGAATAGATTGCACTACATTACCATTTGAATCCCTTCTTTTAATTTGTATATTATTAAAGATTTGACCAAACGCAATAGTCATTCTTCTCATTGTCTGATTGTAAAAATAATCTCCGAACATTAGAAGTCTACCTCACCAAATGGATTGCGTTCTGTAAAGTCTAGTATATCATCACCCACACTTGCTGTATCAAAACCTGCCTCACTATCTAAATCAACATTATCTGCATAAGGCGATTGAGTTTGTATTGCATAAGTTTCCATTAAGAAGTAGTTAGCGTCGCCACTTGCTCTATCGTTTTCAAGTAGTAAAGCACCATCTTCGTTTTCTAAACTCATTTGATGTGCCAACATATCAAGTGAGAATTTATCTTCTGCACTATCAATATCTGCAACGCCAGTATCAAGTCTTTCAGATGAATACTCGAATCTAGTTACTCTTAGTTTGTAAACAGGTAAGTTGCCTAGTTGAAAGAAAGGTTCTTGGTCTTCAATAAATTGAATCTCAAAGAAACTATTCATTAAAGGCATATAAATGATATCGCCTTCATTAGGTCTATCAGAAACTATTTGTGTAGCAGGGTCTCCGACAATATCTTCCCACCTTCTTTTAGATACAGTAAATGTTGTATCTTCTCTAATTTCTAAACCAAACTTACTTATTAATTCTTGTTCGCCAGCAAATCCTTCAGTAGAATCCATATACATTTCACAAAGATAAGCTGCATTAAATTTACTTGCAACATCTTCGCCAAGTATAAGGTCTTTGTTTACTAATGTTCTAGGTAGGTAATAGACATCATGTCCATAGATTTTTAAACCTTCAATAATTAAGTTTTCAAAAAGTTTTTTTTCTTCTGATGAACCTATGCCATTTCCACCTTGAAAGTAATGATTTGTTGGCATGTTGTTATCCTAATATTAAGTGAGGTGGTTCCTCGTAATTACTTCTGACTTCTTGTTCTAATTTTAGTATTTCTGATTCTGCCTGTTGCATGATTTCATTACCATTAAGTGATACACCACCAATCATAGTAACACCAGCAAATTTAGATAAGTTTTGACCCCATTGTAATTTAAATTTTTGAGTAACATATCGTTTTACCCATATGTCATTAAAGACATCTGTAAATGTAGCAGGGTCTAATTTTCTATAACAGTCTATAATTAAAAACTCATCTACATCTAAATCGTTTGTCCAATCCATATCAATGTATAATCTATTGTCAAGTTGATTATATCTAAGAGGTTTTTCACCTACTAAAATATGGTCTAAGAAATCTAAGTGTCTTAATACAACATCATAATTCACTACTGATGTTGATGAAAAATCGTATAAGTCATTTAATCTTAATTGATATCTAACATCAAATAAGTTTAAGTTACCTTTATCTGAAAAAGGAAATATGTTAGTTACTGATATAACACTATCAGGTATAACAAGATAGTTGTCTTGTTCAAAGTGTGTAGTTGATACACTACCTTCTTCTAAATCAGTAGCAGATTCAGTACTTCTAGTTTTATTTTGTAATCTTGCCTTATCATCTGATGTAAGTTTATATTTTAGATAAGTTCTACGAATACCATCTGAATGATATTGTGCGAAATATTGTAAACTCTCATCTAGTCTATCTTCTAGTTGGTCTTCATCAACATTTATTTCTATTACAGGTTTACCTAATGCTCTTAAAGCATACTGTTTTAGTGTTTCTCTTGTATTTGGGTTTGCCATATCTTAATTCCTCTATACTATTTATGCACTATAATAAGGCAGTTTGTAGTTAGTTCCACCTATTGCAACAGTAATAAAACCAACAGGCGTATCTAAACTTTCAGTCTCAAAAGTTCTAGCACCTATATTTGTTGTAATACTTGTTGAACCAGATGTAACTGTTCCTTCTACTGCAACAGTACCAGTTGCATTTGGTAAAGTAATTGTTCTATCAGCGTCTAAACTATCTGCAACAGTTAATGTTAATTCGTGAGCGTCTGCACCATCACCTTCAAAAGTTAAATCTGTTCCTGTATTTAAAAATAATGCTGTAGCGTCTAGTGTTGCAACAGTACTGATTGTACCATTAACGATTGTATTAAATTGTAATTGTCCGTCTTCTGTGCCATCTGATACATCTAAAGCTTTTGCTCTTACTTTACCATAAGTAACTGCCTGGTCAGCGTCATTTTCACCTTTAAATACTAACGCACCTAATATATCATCATCTGCTGGACTAGCAGAGTTTCTTTTAATTACAATATCAGGTCCTTCGCCAGCACCATCATCTGTTCCTGTGACCGTCATTACAGAAGATATACCTGTACTTATAAAATCACCAGCTGAACCTCTAATAGTAGCAGCATGAAAATCTGCTTTTGTATGTGATATATTACCAGTAGAATCTGCTGTTGCTGTAGTTGTACCAACCACGAATCTATCAGCTGATTCGTCCCAGAACATTATTGCATTATCGCCAGTTGAACCTCTTTCCATTATGATACCAGTATCATTTGCATTTGAAGTAGCACCTGAGTTTAATTCTAATAAACTATCTGCAAGTGTTGTATTTGTAGATGATACAGTTGTTGTAGTTCCGTTTATAGTTAAATTACCTGCGATAGTAACATTATCTGGCAATCCTATTGTTATTGTATCACCACTTACTGAAGTATTTACTTCGTTTGTAGTACCTTGAATTTTTAATGTTTCACCTAAAGTAATTTGTGTAGATGTTGAAGATGTATCTACAAGTGTAAAACTAGGATTTGAAAGTTTACTATTTGCAATAGAACCTGCTAATTGAGTATTTGTAATACCACCAGACTTAACTGTAACTGCACCACTTGATACATCAAAATCAGCAGAAGCAAAAGAAGCTATACCTTTATTAGATGTTGTAGCGTCTTCACCTGCAAAAGTAATAGTTCCAGAACCCTCTGTAACATCCATACCTTCACCGGCAGTAAATGTAATTGTACCACCTAAAGCAGTAGCAGTTGAGTTTGAACCATCTGTAACTGTTATTGATGAATTTGATAATTTAGCATTTGCAATTGAACCTGCTAATTGGGCGTTAGTAATTGTACCTGTTAATGATGATGTTGGATAACTAGTAGCGTCTGATAAATCAAAAGCAGGAGTTGTATCAGAAGCACCAAGTGCTACTGTAACTCCACCAAAGTTTACACTTGAATTACTTAATGAGCTATTACCAATATTTGATAAAGTATTTGCACTACCACTTATTGTTTTATTTGTAAGTGTTTTTGTTGTGCCTGAATATAAAGTATCTAATTGTGATAGTAATACTCTACCTTCTGTACCACCATCTGATAATAATAATTTATCACCAACGGCTAGTGTGGCACTTTCTAAATCAGTTGCACCATCTATATTTACAATTGCCTCAACAGAACCAAACTCTAATGCTGAAGCACCAGAATTTACTTTTAATACTTGACCAGCAGACCCAATAGATAGAGAGGCACCTAAACCACCATGTGTTA